ACGGTTGTCGCCCCGTTAAAGGATAACCGAAAAACAGTGCAACCAACAATGATAACGGACTTTACAAGCTTAAACGACTAACGTATAGTTACCCTAGCTTTAACAGTTGTTAGAGCTAACCACCAACCCAGTTAAACAGGATTTATATCATGGCTAAAATGATTCTACAAAACGTTCGCTGTTCTTATGTTTTTGTAACAGAGCCGCGTAAGAAAGAGAACGGCGAGGACGGTAGTTTCAGCGTCCAGGTATTGCTTCCAAAGAATGATCCTCAGGTTAAGAAGTTTGAAAAGCTGGTTGATCAAGCTCTGGAAGAGAAGCATGGTACTCAAGCGCTTAAAAAGAAAAGCCGTTACAAGTTGCCGCTCCGGGATGGCGATGAAGAACGGGATGGCGAGGAATATGAAGGTATGTATTTTTTCAACTGCAACGGCGGCAAGCGCCCCGGCATTGTAAACCGCAATAATGAACCAGCAGACCAAGATGACCTGGAAGAGCTTTGTTACAGTGGCGCTTATTTCCACGTATCTGTTAACGTCTACGGCTTTGACGCTAAAGACGGCGGTAAGCCCGGCGTAGCCGTTGGTCTGAACAACCTTATGCTCCGCAAGAACGGTCCTCGTCTGGATGGTAGTGTTGCCGCCACAAGTGAGTTTGAAGACTACGCTGAAGGCGACGACGAGTTTGACGATTAGTATCCACTAACTAAAGGAGTTAAGAGGGGGGTTACGGTGAAAGCTGTAGCCCCCCTTTTTACTATGGTAGACAATAAGGAGATATGGGACTTTACCTTAAACATGGCGATAGCAGCCTACCTATTATTTTAGGTAGATAAATAGGAAATAAGCGAAAACAGTCAAAATCAATCATCAAAAGGACTTGCGATCACCCGTCAAGTCTGGCATGATGGTTTCACGGTTGGGGCAAAGGGCTTCAGCTAAACTAGCTAAAACACTTAAACAGGAATATCACTATGAAACTCTACAACCAAGCCGAGCTCTCTACCCTTAAACTGGCTGACATTGCTGACCTTTATAACCGATACGCCAGCATTACCGGCGACAAGCCAGTAACCAAGTTCCGCGACAAGCCTACCGCCGTTAAGCGTACCCTGGAAATCCAAGCTATTGCCGCACCTTTTATGGATGTTGAGCCAGTAGCCAACCCAGCCAAGAAAAGCGCCAAAAAAGAAACTAAAGATGAGCCGCGCAACTTTAAGTTGGGTGACCTCCGCCCGAAAGAAAACACTGCTTTTCATACTTTGATTTCTTTGATAGGTACCGGGGACATTTCAGAAAAAGACCTCCATACTTCTATGCCCGGTATAATACAGAGCTTTGACTCGGTCACCCAAACCGCCAGCATACAACCAGCTATAAAGAGAGTATTTATAACACGGGAAGGTGTTACTGAGACATTAACCCCGGCTAATTTGCCAATTCTTATAAATGTCCCAGTACAGTTTCCAAGGGGCGGATGCTTCTTATTAACCTTCCCCGTTACCAAAGGTGATGAATGCCTTATTATGTTTGCAGAACGTGACGCTAAACGGTTCCATAGTCTTTCCGACGCTACCGCTATAGAGGCTTACGTATAAACTTTGAGATAACAAAAGGTATCTTGTCTTTCCCTAACATAGCCCTGTTAACGCGGGGGATTAGCATTGCAAAATAGATAGGAGTTTAAAATGAATTTTCTAATTGACTATGACACCAGATCAGTACAGTGTGTTTCGGATAACATTAACGAGCTTGAGCAATACGTAACAGGTAACGGATTGGAAATGGCTGTTGCTATTATATCCGAAGAAGACGACTTACTTATGGAAATGTCAGTTAAAGAAATAACTGAGCTTTACCATAATAATTCTGAACAATCCCGTAAGTTTGATAACGAGGAAGAAGCAGCGGAGTTTTGCTGGTCTTGCTTGCAAAGTAACCTGGAGGACTTTCCCAAATATACAAAAGCCCTTGGTAAACGGCTGTTAAAGGAAGCTGACAAACGGTCAAAGGACAAGAGTGATACAACGGTAGCCCCTGCTAAAAAAGCTCCGGCAAAACCGACCTCAGCTCCGGCAAAGTCAAAGCAACCGGGGAAAACTGGTGCCAAACGCAAACCCAGTTACGCGGGCAAAACCTTTGCAGTAGGTGAGACCCCACCAATGAAAGGTAGGCATACCCGGTTGGTAGCTTTTGTAGAAGACAACCTTGGCGAAGCTACAGCCGAAGAGCTAGAGGAGTTCCTTGTAAATGATGGAACCACACCTACCCCTCACATAAACTACGCCATTAAGAAAGGCTTTATTAAGGAGGTCTAAGATGGACTTCAGTGGCGTGACAATCTGTATACCTACAAAGGGCAGGGCTGATAAACAAGTGACCCTAGATTTCCTGGGAGACGAGTTACGTGGGGTTTGTACCCTACTGGTAGAGAGTGAGGAGTTTGACGATTATAGCCTAACCGTTGATGATGTCAACATTGTTGCTATGCCGCCAGAAGTAAAAGGCATCGGCAAGGTTAGACAATGGGCTGTAGACAATTGTCCGACCCCTTACCTGTTCCTCCTGGATGACGACATGGTCTTTTTCAAACGCATTACTAATACGGTAAAGCTTGAAAAATGCGACCCGTATATGATGGAAGACTTGTTTGAGGAACTGGTTAATTGGATGTCACTGGATGATGTTCCAGTGGTTGGCGTTAGTGCCCGGCAAGGTAACAACCATAACCCGAACAATTACCAAGAACATACACGGCAAATGAACTTCCATGGTATTGATGTCCAGAGGTTTAAAACTTTGGGATTATGCTTTGATGGACAAGATGTAATGGAAGACTTCTACATGACTCTCAGTTTGCTAACACAAGGTATAGCGAACCGGGTTATGTACCAATACTGTTGGAACCAAGTTGGATCAGGTGCGGCTGGTGGTTGCAGCAGTTACCGGACATGGGAAATGCAGAAAAGATGTGCTGAGGAATTAGCCGCTAGTTTCCCTGATTTTGTAACCGTAGTAGAGAAAACCACTAAAACCACCTGGAAAGAATTTCCTACCCGTTTTGATGTAAGGGTGCAATGGAAAAAAGCTTACGAAAAAGGAATAGGATACAAATTATGAAAATAATCATACCCACTAATAGAGATAAAGTGATATCCACAGAAAGTTTCTCTACAGAGTTGTTTTTAAATAGTGAAATAGTTTCTCATCATAATGATAAAGCTGATGGCAATATGGGCTTGCTCAGGCAGCTTTATATTGAAGATATTGAAGATGATGAAGACGAACATATCCTCATGTTAGATGACGACTTAAAATTTGAAACCTATTGTCACTTGTCTGATAAATATGTAAAATCTAATTCTTCAGATATAGACAGATTGTTCTTATGGATTAAATCTAAGTTAGAAGAAGGCTATGTCTACGTGGGGGTATCTAACAGGTTTATGGCAAACACCAAACCTAGCGAATATGAAGCTTCTGCCCCTTCTATGATATACGCTTTTAACAAATCGTTTTTAGAAGATAATCTTATACGTTTTGACGATATAGAACTTTGCGAAGACTGGCACGTAGCTCTTTCAGTTTACGAATGCGGTGGTAAGAATATATTTACTTCTGATTGGATAGTTACCGATGTCAGTTCTGGCAAAGGCGGGTTAGAACTATCTAGAAACAAGGGTAAAATTATCAAAGCTATGAATAAATTTAAAGAGTTACATGAAGATTTCGTAAGTATAAAAAGCAAGAGCAACGGCAAACAGCAGCGACATATAACAGATTTGGGAATGACAGTCCAATGGAAAAAAGCATATAAACACGGTCTCTCTTTATCTACCTAGTACAACCTAATAGCAACCATGACGTTATAGAATTAAAAAGGATATTCTGTATTATGAGCTTAACTTCTAATCAGGAACAAATGGTTTACTGGATTAAAGAGCGTGACAGTATCCGCCAGCAAAAAGAAGCAGGTAAGCCCAAACCCTGGAGCACTAACCCGGTTATGCAATCTGTCTATTATTGCAACGTAAACCGGGAGGACGACCGCGTTACCCGGTGGATACGTAATAACTGGACTTACCCTACAGGGCTGGATGACTTTGGCGCTGAGGAGTCTACAGTAGCCTGCTATACCTTTGCTATGGTTGTCGCCCGTATATTCAACCAACCGGATACCCTTGCTGAGCTTATGCAACCTATAGACTACGATAGCGATCTAAGCTTATGGCTGGAAAATGCGGAAAACGTATTGGCTGAGCGCAAGGCCGCCGGTAAGCTGATATGGAATGGAGCCTATATTATATCCACTAACGGCAAGGCAATGCCGAAAGCAGACTATTGTCTTTACTTATTGGAACAGCTTGCAAAGCGTAAAGGCATCATTGACAATTGTACTACACTGGCTGAGGCACATAAGCGGCTGATGACAGTGGAAGGGGTAGCGAGTTTCCTAGCCGGTCAAGTAGTAGCTGATCTTAAGAATACAACAGGTCACCCATTAAATAAGGCTCCGGACTGGTTTAGTTTTAGCGCTCCAGGGCCGGGAAGTTTGAGAGGTTTAGAATGGTTCTGGGAAGAAAAGATAACGTCACGTAATTATCAAAAAGCTATTGACAGCGCCTATGAAGTAATTGAATATGAAGTACCGGAAAGTATTTTAGATATACTTTGTCATCAAAACTTTCAGAATTGCTTTTGTGAATACTCGAAATATATGAAGGTGAGCAATGGTACAGGTCGGTCCAAACGTAAATACAAAGGAGTTTAGAATATGTATGTAATAGAAGCCAACGATGTCAATGAAGCACTAGCCAAAGGATTGGTATTGATACAGAAAGAAGGTATAAAAGTTGAAAGCCGCAACGGGATGACGCTGGAGATGCCTGCACCCGTTGCTACCGTTTATAAACATCCTAGGCATAGAGTTCTTATGAGTCGCGTTAGAGATGCCAACCCGTTCTTCCATCTAATGGAAGCGCTTTGGATTATAGCTGGTCGCAGTGATGTTGAGTTTCTAGCTGAATTCAATAAGCACATGGGGGATTATAGTGACGACGGTATAGAATTCAATGCGCCATACGGTTATCGGTTACGCAAGGCATTCGGTCAAGACCAGATTGATACAGTTATCAAAACGTTAACCCGCGACCCTAATAGCCGTCAGGCAGTATGCCAAATATGGGACACTGAAGATCTCGATAAAGATACAAAAGATAAAGCCTGCAATATGTCTATCGTATTCCGTATGCGTAACCAGCGGTTAGACATGACTGTATATAACCGTTCTAACGATATGGTATGGGGTGCATACGGTGCCAACGTGGTTCAGTTTAGTATGATCCAAGAATACGTTGCCGCCAGCTTAGGCGTTAAGATGGGTACGTATACTCAGGTTAGTAACAGCTTCCATGTATACACTGAGGGAGCCGCTGGCGATGTTTATAACCGTACCAATACCGGGTTCCGAGGTAACTTTAACCCGTATGAATATTGTGAGTGTTTGGTTAGAATGTCCCATGCTGGTATGCGTTTCTTTAACCAAGATTTAAAGCAGTTTTTCAAACTCTATGATGATTTCGGTTTGGTTGAGG